AGTAAACATATTAAACAAATTTTGACTTGCTGTACCAATATAGTCATCACCACAAAACCAAGAGTTAGCACCACCTCTAGCACTATCATTTGTTGTACCACCTATGCGTGTAGAGCCACGTTTTAAATGCAAGCCAAAATCATTTTGCACATTATGTGTACCATGTTGCACACTCATAGACACAAGTATTTTAGATGTTGCAATTTTAGGTGTAATAGTCGCGCTAAATAAATCATGTGTTGTATTTGCTGAAGTATAAGCAGTTCTAGTAATATTTTCATTATAGACAGTCTGAATAACATGGCCTGCCGCACTAAGCGTCTGACCGCTAGGAATAGTTATTTTATTAGCATTAGCGCCTGTTGTTGGACCCTTCAGATTTTCTACTACTAACGTACTCATATAATCACCAAGTTTCCATTTACTGTTAAAGTAATACCAGACGCCACAGTAAGTGGTCCTGTCGCACTAGCGTTTTCTGTCGCTGTAATCTCTACATCTGTGTCTAATTGTTGTTCGTTAACTCTAAATATATCGCCTGCGCTTGTGCCAGTTGTGCCGTTTTCGCCCTTAAAAAGTCCACCTCCTACTGCGCCTGCCACTTCAAATGTTTTGTATGCTATGACCTCGACAATATCAGAAGCAGAACAAGCACTGGCAAACACCACATCAGAACCATTTGTTGCAATTACGTCCGTACCGATTTGCATTTTTATGCCGTTTAAAAATACGTCAACATAGTTGACCGAATATCCACCTGTTGCAAAGGAAGTCTCGCCGCCAACACAGGTAAAGCTATCTCGCGTCTGGGTAGCTCTGGGCGTTTCGCCTGATGTTCCAATGTAACCTGCCATTATTCTGGTGTACTTTCCTCTGCATTTCTAACTGCGGCTGTTTTAACAACCTCTAATTCGTATGCCTGCGTAATTTGTGCATCTTCGCCTGTCGCTATAGCTATTCCGTTTGCGTTGCAGTGAGTTACTAGCAAAGAAATTATTTCTTCTTTTGCTATTCTAGCTCTATTTTTTAAAGCGTTATCTGCCCAATCTTGTACAGATACAGCCGCATACTCCATGCACTTTTGCTCGGTTGCTGTTAAAGTTACTGTAATATCTACCATAATTTTTCCTAACCAACTAAATATCCGCAAAATTGATTTTGGCCACCAGTGTTCATTACTATGGAGCCTGCTTTTTTAAACTGACAAGTGTCATTTGCTGCCATTGGCATAACAGCCGCTACAGAAGCATGATGGTATGTATCACTACTATCTGCATTATAGAAACTTGTGAATAAACTACCATTTTTATAAAGACCCCAATAAAAAGCGCCTGCACTTCCAGACTGACCGCCACCAAAAAAATAATAATTTCCTGCTACTGGTGCAGTGAAAAGTCCATTTGTGTTATTGTAGTGACTACCTACATTTACATAAACAAAACTAGCCAGTTTAAACTCATTTTGATTACCAGTGTTTCTTGCCATAAACATTGGTTGACTAGGTGTTGTCACACGCCCTGAATGGTCAATTGCTAATTTTTTTGTAACATAACCACTAGCTGCCGCCGTATAAAACTCTACACTACCATTACCACTAGCGTCACTCGGCATACCTATCTGTGCATAGCGAGGTTGTGGTGACCTAGTACTATCTCTTGCTTCAAGTATTAAACCAGTCATACCCGAAGTGTCTGTCGTGCCAGTAATACAGTTATTGTTTGTACCTTGTAATTCGATTAAATATGACAGCGCACCGTTGTTACTAGATGGGGTAGCAGTACCAAATCCAACTCTATCATTCGTTGCATCGAGCGTTACGCCTGCCGTTAGTAAGTGTGCATCAACATCAGCGTCAGTGTAGCTACTACCACCGCCGATTGCAGGGTTTTGCTCAAACGTAACTGCTACTATTTCATCGCCTGCTTGTGCAGCATTTGTAAGAGTTACGCTTTGTCCGTCAGCCGCCTCTGTGAAATCTGTATTTTTTACCAGACGAATGCCGTTATGAAAAATATGTATTTTGTCAGGCAGAAAACTTAAACCAGATAAAACAGTTGTAGCAGCCGTAAACGTAAACTTCTTTCTACGTTCAGCCGCATTTTGGTTGTTGGTTACTGAGCTAGTGTTTGCGCCTATGTACCCTGCCATTAGTCAGCCTCCGCTATGGTATTTCCGTCTGCAACCCATTTTTGAACGGCTTGCCAATGGCGATTGTCAGTATTTTTTGGCACATTCATTTCAACACCGTCTATTGTTGCTGTAACGCATCCAGTGTCTTGACCCTCAAACTCATTATGTTGTGCGCTTGTGACTAACATTTATAACTCCGCATCGACAGTGTAATCGTTAATAAAATGACTTGTAGTTGTTGATGAACCAGCCATATTAAAACCATCTATTCCTATGTGATTTGTAGTGATAGATCCACTGCCTACGTCCATAACTAATGTTGGAGCGGTTCTCATAGTAACAGGAAACTTTACATAACCACGCAAACCAGATGCACCACCATAAAAAGGCGCTAACGAATGATAAAAATTTGTTTGTGTAAATTGATAATATCTTTGGCACTTGGCTAAAGTTGTTGCATAATTTTCGTGTTCGAAATCTGTACTTTTTTCTCCCAATTCTAATTGAACGCCAGTTATAAAAAAGGTTCTGCTAGTGCTGTCAAAAAATGAAGTATTATTACTATCCGATCTGTTGGCATTTGTAACAGAAGCCCAAGACGTTGCTAATGTACCGCTAGTGTAAGTTGAACCAGAATGAAGATATATACCTACCTGAAAACCACCGCCATTATCATCATTAATTACACCTGTTGTATCTCCATCAAAGGTTAATGAAATTCTATTCCAACTAGTTGTAACATTAAACGAAGCACAAATATGTCTAGTATTATCTAAGTCGTATATTTCTACATTATAGGTAGCTGCCGCATTTCCTTTAACATAAAAACTTAATGTAAATTTTTTTGCGCCAGAAGTTCCTTTTGCTAACCTCTGTAAGTTCTGAGCTTCAATAACTTGCTGTAATCTAAAAACCTCGCCTGCTGCGACAGAAGTATCTGCTGTAGTGCAAGCTAATTTTAAACTGTTTGCAAAACCGTCAGGTCCATCGCTTTCTTGTGTCATAGTTGCTCGGCCTGCTGAATTTGCAGTTTCAATTTCCCATCTATCACAAGTGGGATAATGATTATTAGTTGCACCTACGCCCGTAGCTGATACCGCCCTCTGTGCCACGTTCATTGCACCATTAATTATAAGATTTTTAGAACCACCGCCTGACGCGCCAGTCCTTGCAAGTGCTACTAACTCATTCTGTTTGCTCATGTTTGCTCCAGAACACTCACGATTACATCAACGCTTTCATCCGTATCACTTTCTATTGTGATAGTGTTGCCTGCTTGAAGAATAACTTTTCCATCAAGCACTGACAAGGCCGCGCCACTTGGTAAAGGTACATCTTTAACCAAATGAACATATGCAGCCTTGACAGATATTTTTACTTGAGCGGTATGCACATTGGCTAAGTTACATCCAATAACCACTGAAGTCGTACCTTGCGGCACTTGGTAGACAGTTTCTTCAGACTTGCCTACATTAGCTGCCGTGTAGTTTTTAAACGTATTAGCCATATGTGCTTACCTCTTACTTAGATGTCGTCAAGCAAAGCGCAAACAACACACTCAACAGTAGACGCTGACGAAATAGCGTGGACTTCTGCCACCGTACAATTTGGCAAACGTGCCGCAAAACTTTCGTTTGGTCCTATTACGATAGCATCACCTAAAGTTGCCGTTGCTGTACCGCCATCAAAGCAAACATAAATAGAGCCACCGTTTCCATCTACATTTTTAATGTAAAGAAACTTAACTTTATCTGTGCCTGCAACGGCTGTTGGCGCTGTAGAACTGTCTACTGCGGTATAGTCCACAAAAGACCCTGCAATAAGGTCAGAGCTTGTGTTGTTTACTGAAGATAGCTTGTAATACCATTTGTCGTTTGCGTCTTCAGGTGTGACAGTCATTGTTGCTGAGAATGTTTTTGCAATCTCGTCAGGAAGGACTGTTACTTCCATTGTAGCTTTCGCTGCGTCAGCCATGATTTTCTCCTTTTCTAATCAACCCAAGGCTATACTGAATGCCAATGCCTCGCCTGCCCTATCGACATCGAGGTTTGACCTAGTTGTTTCTGCATCTGTTACGCTTAACGCACCAGTTACAGTTACATCGCCAACAGAGTTAATACCGCCGCCTGACGTTATCGCACCTGTTGAACTGATAGCCCCACCAGAGATGGAACCATTTGCTGCTATGCTATCAGAAGTTACGCTTCCAGTAGCAATAACATTACTTCCAGACGTAATATCGCCTGTTGTTGTCACTGTAGTAGCCGATATATGACCACCACTAATATTTCCTGTTGAGGTTACAGATGTTGCTGAAACATTGCTTACAGACATATCTCCGCTTGCCGTTACATTACCTGTTACCGATACATCGCCAGTTGACGTAAGCCCTGCGCTTGTTACTGCACCACTAGCTGTAATTAATCCTGTTATAACTGAGCCTGCCGTTAGAGCATTTGTTACAGTCATACTATCAACAGTCAAAGCGCCTGTTACGCCTAGACTAGCTGTAGTAAAACCACCAGTAACCGTAAGACCACCGTTGATGGTTACGCCATCTGTCGTTGTTTCTAACTTTTTGCTATTGTTAAAAAATAACTCAACAGCGCCATTCTCATCCATTGTAATAAATGTTGGGCTTGTTGGGTCTACCGCACCTAGCGTAATGTTGTCACCACGAATATACAACTCGCCAGTGTTATTTTTAATATAACCATCGTTGCCAGTTGTTGTGTGATAAATTTGTAAATCAGTATTATTACCAAAGTTTACAATGGCGTCATCATTTACTGTACCGCCAGTAGCACCAATTTTACCTGTGTTTAAGTTCTCAAAATTAGCGTCAACTTCATCGTGTGTAAGGGGAGCGCCCTTGGTTGCACGTTTTACAATAGTTACCATTAGTACGCCCTCACCCTCATGCGCCTACCAGTACCACCAAACTTAGCCTGGTCGCTTTCAGAGTTTATACCATCAATCGAGGCTCGATACAACGCAGCCCATGTCGTTGTTCTGTTATCTTCTTGCAAATAAGGAGCCGCATGAATTAACGAACCATACAAATAAACATCTGGGAAATTAGTAAGGATAGCATTTGTGGTTGTAGATGCGCTCAAAGACGGTATCTTTGCATAATAGTTTAACTCTATACCGTAATTACCATCTGGCGTTGGGTATATCTCCATCTCACCTTGCGTAATAGAATAAAAACTAGGCTTACCAGATGCATCCAGGTTGTTTCTGCGTCTTTGCTGCATCTCAAACTGCGAAACAAGTTCTATTGGCCTATAATCGCCTGTCTCAATATGCGCTCTAATTGGCTCAAGAAAGTCAGTCGGTAAAGCGTTGTACTGAGAGCTAATCGTAGCAGACGCCCTGTTTTCCATACGCCAATGCCTAATCTTGCGGTTCATATCCGCTTCGGCCATTTTAATAAAATCAGGTATAACTGAGGTTAAATCACTGCGATTTAAAAAATCCGCAACACTAGCTTTTAGTTCGTCATAAGTTGATAACGCCATCTAACAATTCCATCTTCTACGAGCAGCTTTGCCACGCTCACCTGTCCAGCCTCTTGACCTAGCGCAAAAAGACTTCTTACGAGCCTTTTCTTTTGCAGTTAAATTTTTCTTTTTCGTTACAGCAGTTTTAAGCTTCGAACCAGGATTAGCACGCCTATGCGCCGCTACACCCTTTGCAGTCATACCCGCGCCCTCTTTTACGGTGCGGTAATTACGACCCTTACCTTTGGTCGTTTTGCGTATGGCTTTTTCAGGCTTTCGTGGCATTGTTAATATTGAGCTTTAGACTGTTTCATTCTATTATAAACAGAAAAGGCCAATTCTGGGTCATTCATTAAGTAACTATAATTTGCGTCATTATTAACCATATTCATAAATTGGTCAAAACCATAATCACCACTTGCTTGACCGCGACCAGAACCAACCATAGGCTGCTTAAATGCATCTGCACCAGCAAACATTAAGTCTATACCTCTAACTGGCAAACCCATATCCGCTCTTTGACCGCGAGACATAGCATCATATTCTGCTTGAGTTATCTGGTTCATAGCTCTACGCATACGCTCACGATTATCTATGTTTTGTTGCGCCTGGATACGACCATCCTGGGTAGGATCAATATCATTTCCATAAGTAGAAACAGGCGGAACTCTAAACCCTGAGTCATAAGTTTGTGAACGTGGGTCTAAATAATCCATGTTCATACCTGCACCGCCAAACGGATCAAGACCCATACTACGTTCCATCGTAGCCTGGGAAGCTAAAGTTGAAACATCTGGTCCTGGACCGCCAAATGGCTCTAAAGGAGACATATAAGCCGCATTAGCAGGCATACGCATATCCGGCATATCAGACTGTGGCCTCATTCTTGGACGAATAGAGCTATCCATATCAGCGCCACTACCCGCTACTGCCCTTTGAATAGGCGAACCGCTTGGCCCACCAAAAGGACGATCCCTCAAAGAGCCATAAGGCGGAACGCCAAGAAAATTTAGAATGCCGCTCAACGGGCCACCAGCAAAATCATCGCCTCGATTATCACGGTTTCCACCGTCAATCATATCTATAAAGGCAGGAACGTAACGCTTGTTTGCCTCATCGAAATACCCAAACTTACCATCAGTATTGGCTTTTTGACGATTAGCCGCAGACGTTCTTTCATACTTACGGCTACCTTTGTCTTTGCCCATACCCTTCTTTTCAATCTCTTTAGGTTCAGCCATTACTTCTTACCCTTCTTTTTTCTGCTCAGTTTCCTTAAATCTGCACCTGTGATCTTCTTACGCGGCGGAGCTACGGCTGCAAGCTTTTTCTGCTTTGGGCTATATTTTTTATACGGCATTACTTTTTCTTCTTCTTTGCCGTCTTTGCCGCTTGCCTAAATGCTTTAGCCGTTGGCGCACCCTTGCTACCAGGTTTTCTCATCGTTTCACCACTACCGCCCTTAATTCTACGGCGTTTAGCTTGAATATTAGCATATAATCCAGGTCTCTTAGCCATTACTTTTTCTTCCCACCTTTTTTAGGTGGTCTACCTTTTTTACTTCCGTAAGTTCCTTTTCCATGAGGCATAGCAATCTCCTTTTTCTGCAACGTAACACATTATGCGATCCCACGCAAATTGCGTTTTATGTTATTTCTCCAACTACTAAATGAGCCGGATAGCGCAGTCGCCGCATCACTCGCCATCGTCAAACATAACGCATCGGCCAAATCTGGTGACGCCAAACCACGCTTACGCATCTCATCCTTACTTTCGGCTTTCATCTTGCCAGAAGACGTAAAACTATACCTAATACTGGTTAACTCAGCCACCAACTGATCGTCTTTC